TCAAGTTCTGGGTTTGTCGTTATAAATCTGACCACCGTTTCTCAGCGCCTTGCGGATCCCTTCGCTGACCTCATACTTGATACGATCCCCCAGAGCTTTATCTACGGCAGCAGCGTTCGAGGATGCGGAAGTCTGAGACATCGCATTGCCTTTGTTATCGATATAGATATCCACGTTTATCTGTGGAGAATTTCCGCCGCCGCCCAGGGCACGCACACCCAACCGACCGGCAGAATCGCGGGTAAGCGGCATAATCGCTTCCGGCCCGGCCTCGGCAAATACGCCACCTTTTGCGAATTTGGATGCGCCCTGGAAGGTGAAATACTGAGGGGAGTCGTAGACGCCATTCACATACTTGCTGAGGCCTGAAGATTCGTACACCCCGCCTTTGGCATTGGCGACGGTGCTGCCGAACGCAGAGCCAATAGACGCAATCCAGCCAGTAGAGGAACCTGCCATACCGCTGAAAGCAGCTTTGGCAGCATTCGCGATCAGCAGCTGCATGGTAACCTTCTCGATTATCTTGATAATCGACATGCCCCAGCTTTTCCACGAACTGGCCGAGCCATTCAGCGTATCAACCAGACTGTCTACCGCCCCGCCCATAGTGACGTTAATCACCTCGCCTGCCGCTTTGGACATGTTGGTGGCTTCATCCATCCAGTCTTTCATTGAGCTGGACGCGCCGGACAACCAGTCGCCCTGGCTCTCCTTCAGCTTGTCGTATTTCTCGTCAATCAGATCGAGGGTTTTAAGGTATTCCTGCGTGGATCTCGCGTTTGTATCGCTAAGGTTGCCGCCGCCCCTCTCAAAGTCGATACGCGCCTGCTGGAGTTCGGCAAACTTCTGGCGCTGCATGGACGACATGCCCGCAGTGTCGGTAATATTGCGGATCTGCGCCTGATACTTAAGCTGCTCATCCTGCATGGATTTAGCCAAGCCGTTTGTCTTCTTCTGGGCTTCCAGTTCTTCGTTCTTTTTGTCCACAGCTTTGGCCGCCAGCACAATGGCGGTCTGGTTGGCGAGCTGGGATTTTTCATGCGCACTGAGAAGGTTGTCCTGGGCATAGGTCGCCAGTTCGATAAAACGTGCGTGAACCTTGCTGTATTCGGTATTGCGCACCTGGACTTCGCCGGATTCCTTCAGCTTGTCGATGGTGTCGCTGAGGATCAGAGACTGGGCTTTGTAATTCAGCAGAGTACGATCGCCAGCAGGCATGGTGATTGCCGGGGTTTTGGTTTTGGCATCCTTGTACATCTCGTCAATGCCTTTGCGCGCCCGGGCTATGTCGGCAGCTGACCAGAGGGTGACCCGCTGGTCTTTCGGTAGGAACTGGGTGGCTTTGGCGGCTTTGGCATTTTCGGCAATGAGTTTGTTGAGGCGAGCCACTGCCTGCGAGCGTTTCTCTGTGGTGGTAGTACCGGCATCAAGGTACTTATTCAGCTCCTGCTGGCCAGCTATCGCAGCCGCATTGATGCTGGTGGCTTTTGCCTGCACAGCGGCATAGCCTTCCTGAGATTTAATAACAAACTCAAGAGCGCTTTGCTGTTGCTTTAACTCTGCTATTTGGCGTGCGTTAGCTCCTCCATCACCAATACTCCCCAGCCCAAAGACGCCTGGCCGAGAGGTATCGCTTAGTGTTTTAATCTGCTGTTTTACCTGCTCAAGGCGATCAGCATCGCTAGTTGTCCGGCCAATACCCATTGCCGCGTCCCAGTATTTACCCCACGCATCAGCAGCCCCACGAAGAATCCGATCAATCAGTCCCATATTGTCCAGGGTAAGCGGCTGGTGGCCGTTATTAACTGCACTGGCATTAACCAGGGCGATCACCTTCTGCACCTCGGCGCGCTTAATGAAGCGGTAACGGTAATGGCTGCCAATACCATCAGGGTTAGCTTCGTCGATACGCTCGAACTGCATATCGAGGCGGCGCTCCAGATCCGTGACGTAGTTCCGGCCGGAGGGAAGGCGACATTGCAGCAGGATCTCATTTTCAGTGATACCGGCAGCGCCGGAACGCAGAATTAGCAAACGGGCTTTATGCTTCTTTGGCACTGGCTTTGAATAAAGCGAATGGCTATCATGGCTACCAGCAATATTAATTTGCGCATCAGGATCAGGTTTGTTTTGTTCACTATGACGCTCGGTAGCACGGGCGTTTTTTATTTGCATCAGGCCACCTTCCCGCGGCGTTCTGCAAGCCAGTTATTAATTTCCACAGCGTCGAATGCTGTAACGCTATCGCTGAGCTTAATGGGGCGAGGCAATTTGCCGTTCTTCACCCAGCGGTCGATGGTAGGCATGGATACGCCCAGCAGTTCCGGCATGCGGAATCGACGAATGTAGCCTGTGGTAGGAATTGATGATTGTTCATTCATGTCTCCGTAACTCCTGTTGATAGCGGATGACGTTACGTGAACAAAGTTAGCAATTTGATTTCTGATAGATAAGGCACAGTAACTCTACTGTGCCTGTATAGTTATGACACTCTACTGCTTGCCGTTAGCTGCCGCTCTTAAGTGCTTCAGGATTACTTCTTTGTTGTTAATGGCTAGCGGAGGTATCTCATCCTTTCGATTCAGTACGCAGTCTCGCCATTTCTCAGGGCTTATCTCCAGTTGCTTGCCGCGACATTCATCTGGATATTTAGAAAGCAAAAAGATTGCAGATTTAAACAGTTTCTCTCTATTCGTCGCGTGGTGTTCAGCCAAGTGATTAACATTTTTTACAGCACGAGTTAAATCAAAATTAGCATGAACTCCACACTGGGCATGATTTGGCAATTCACTGTAGTCACCAGCGTGATTGAGTAACTCCCTGATCTGCTCGGAGGTAATCCACAAATCATTTTCCGTTATTTCAATGTCGGGATAAATTTCATCGAGGTATTCATCGTCATCTTCGCTATTACAAAGTTCATCATGATTAAGAGCTATAGGAACTAAGCAAAGAGATGGCGTAGTTTCGTTAGTTCGATAAAGACCTAATGATCCCCACAGAAGGGGAGATTTGCCAAAATTCAAAACCGAATTTATTACCGGTAGCTGGGGTATCCATAACCCAAAAGCTCTACCTTGGTGACTCTCCACTCTCTTACCGGAAGGAGTCTCGTCTACAGCCTGAGTCTGATAAAAAAACGGATTGAAAATAGGTTCATCGTTCCTTTCATCATAAGAAATCCGATCAATTGAGAAAGATGAATGCTTCGATATATCGCGTGCTGTTGCCATGTTGCTGTAGTCATGATCTAAAGATAAATACCATTCAGTAAGTTCATCAGCATCACCTGCAACCCAGAGGACTGATTTTAAACCGTCCAGCCTGACACATAGGGTTATCTTCTCCGACACGGCAAGGCTAAGTAGATCAGCAGTTGTAACACCTAAAAATTCAGCAGCCCTATTTAGGCGGCAGAATGAAAAAGGTATTTTTGTAGTGTCTGACATATGCCACCTTATAGTGTATTAACTTTAAATTAATGAGCCCAACGATAACTCTTCCAGTTAATCACTGCAGGGCTATCCTCTATCTGTTCGGTTAGTTCGCCATTTTTATTTGAATGACGTTGTAATCTTCACCGCTCTCCAGCGCTACCAGAAGGTCGGCCCACATAGAAAGCGCAGCCTTCCGTTCGTTAAAATACTGGTGCCGGTTATAGACACCTTCGACGCCTGGTATTTTGTGGTTAAGGCATCTCTCAGCGATTATCGGATCTACACCAAGGGTTGCCAGATGCGTTCTGGCTGTGCGTCGGAAGTCATGCACACTAAATGATTCAACATCTGGCATGGCGGCCAGTATGTGTGGAAAGGCAGTGTTAAGCACTGAACTGCTGACGTGAGATGTAAGGCGTAGTTTTCTGGCGGGCAATATCCACTTACTACCGCATGATAAGGCTTTCAACTCCTTCAGCCAGCCAATTACCGGCTCGGCCAATGGGATATCTATTTCCTCCCCTGTCTTGGTTCTCTCGCCAGGAAGATGCCAGACTGCGTTATCGAGATCGAACTCATTCGCCAGTGCCGCGCAGAGTTCCATTTTCCTTACACAGAGAGCAAGCAGTAGCTTAACGGTCAATTCATTCTCTCTGGTAAATGCTTTAATGCGGTGCATGGCATCAAACAGGCGCGCCAGTTCAGTGCGAGTCAGGAATCGTTTTCTGCTCTCTTCTTTTCCACCTGCATCCTTTGCCGTGAACGGCATGGCCGGGTTCACTTCAATCAGGCCGCGAACAACTGCGAAGTCAAAAATCTTCTTCATCATGCGCAGCACGTCGTTCGCCACAGTCAAAGCGCCACGGTCACGCACCGATCGTAAAACTTCATCAACATGCCGAGGTTTTACATCCTCAACTTTCATGCTGCCAATCAGGGTACCAATGTTGAAGTCAGCGACTTTTTTATAAATCTGGGGGTTCTTGAATGAGGGGAGGATATGACGAGCATAGAAGTCATTAATTAGATCCTGCACACGGACAGCGCTCTTATCTGCCTCGATCTTTGCGGCGGCATCAGCCTTGCGCTGCTGCTTTTCTCCGGCGACGTCAAAACCCAAAGCTACACGAGCCGAAAGCTCCTTAGCTGCCTCTCGCGCTTTAGCAAGAGTCAAATCAGCATATGAACCGATAACCATCGCTCGAGCTTTGCCAGCAATCTTGTACCTGAACCGCCATACAGGAACGCGGTCAACTTCGCGGTATCGCAAATAAAGGCCATTGCCATCAGAACGACCCTCGAAACGCTCGCCAGCCCTTACCCAGGCTTTGATCTGCATATCAGTTAACTTTGCCACTTTCACCCCGCCAGCGTGTACCCAATTTTGAAATTTGACCCACAGGCTTATTTGGTTACACCTTTGGGTACACAATAATTATGCGCTTTCTTGATGCTTGTTGATAGCTCGTGAAAAGAAAAAACCCGCACATGGCGGGCTTTAATTGATTCTCTGGGTCCTGATGATTTTTAGTGATCCTTAACTCTATATGCATAAAATGCACAGTAAAAATGCACAATCAGAAACTGTAGGTGACACCCATCGACATTAGTCCGGTCCAGGACTTATCGACCATTGGGCTGTCTTTCACTTCATCGCTAAGACGGTGGTAACGACCCGTGGCATAGACGTTCCAGTCAGCGGCAAACTTATAGCTGGCGGTAAGCTCCAGATACGGGCTCCAGCCATCGTCTGCATCATAGCTGTTCAGGCCGCTGCGTCTTGCTTCTTTACGGGACACGCCGTAATAGTAGTCGTTGTAGTTTTCGCTGCTGTACTCCATACCGATACCCGGGGTGAGCGTCAGCCCGCCGTTGGTGTAACGGTACAACCACGCCAGATCCCAGATATAGCCGTTACTGTTATCCAGCGTATCGCCTGCCAGGGCGGTGCGCAGGAAACCGTATTCGGTGTTATGGACCCAGGAAATCCCTGCCATCATGGTGCTCTTACGTTTATCGAGCTGACGAAGCTGGTAGCTATCGCTGTCGCCTGGCTTGAAGTGCGTCGGGTCGTAATAAGCCATGATAGAGAGTTTATCGGTCTGGTCGTTCCACAGATAGTAGCCACCGCCCAGGCCGCGGAACCAGAAATTATCCCCTTCATAGGTAATCACCGGAACCGGATAGATATCACGGTCATATTGCTTATAAGGGCTATTGATTACGCCTACACCAGCACCAACTGACCACTGATTCTCCGCGTATGCTGTACTCACTGAGGTGGCAACGATAATCCCCAGTGCCAGAAGTTTGAGTTTGGTCACAATCCATTCTTTCCTGTAGTCAAATAATCAGCGAATGAAGTGTAACCGTCATTCCCCCCATTTCTCAAAATTTTTTGTTAACTAATCAATTTGATTAACCCGTCATGGTATGTGCCTTACATGACGGAACGCAGTCAGCAAGATTACCGTTCAGTGAAGGAAGTCTCTTTGTCTTGCAAGCGCTGGCTAAATTTCTGGATGAGTTATTGATATGTCATTGAAATTAGATTTTGCGTGCATGCAAGTTTTGCAAATGCCATCTACGCTTAATTTTAAGAAGCTGAATACCGAATCACCCCGCGGTTTTAGCGCCCGACCTGGCACACGGGTTGCTGCTCTTGCAGTGAGGTGCAACGGATCCCGCTTCCGGGAGCCTCTACTATTCATATGAACGGCTCTTTTCCTGTGCTAAAAAACGAAAGGACGCATAAAATCATCAATGGGCACATTAAAAAAACTTCATTTACTATTTATTTGGTTGTTTTTCAACCATCCTATATCCCCCCTTCCTACTCATAACAACCACTACTGGATGATGCAGTTATAGATTTGTACCGTCGTAATCTACACAAACGCTTTCGCATATGACCTTAGTACCGTTCCATTCGTCCTTGTAGATACTGGTATCAATACCTACCCCAGGATGTAAGTTTAAGCCTGTATCATTCACAAACTTCTGGTACTTCCCTGATTTTCTCTGCTCGTAGCAATGTACCCCACTGTAAACAAAACCAGCTGAACCTTGCGGTACTATCCATGCACCATATGATGCATACTCGCGAGCACGATCAATAACCTTGTATTCAAATTCAGACCCCTTGTAAGAGCCTGTATAAGCCTCTGACGTGTTGATCTTCCCGAAAGGTGGATTGCCATATGCAACATCATAGAAACGGTCTGGAGAGTACTGGAGAGCGTCACCAGTTATCCACTCTGCTTGTGGTAGTAACCTTTTCCCAATCATCACGTATTCGGGATTGAATTCTACACATGTAAGGTGCGTTGGGTTGTTCCTTAAGTACTGGTAGTAACTGAGGCGACCAATACCCGCACATAGCTCGATACAGTCACCAGTACAACCAGCATCAAGTATGAAATCCCATGCGAGCATTTCAGGCGTGAAGAAAGCACCAGTAGCACCGATACCATCGCCTTTGTAGTTATTGAAAATAAAGTCTTTATCGTCTTTTGTGAGTTGCTTATCTGAATGAATAAGATCCATTACCCTATTATGATTTGTAGATACACTTTTTGTAACTCTTGCCATAAAATACCCTTTTTTAAATTCTTGGGGTATTTATGGATAACATTTGGGGTTGGACTGTAGTTGTGCTTAAGGCATTAGCTTATGTAGCAGTACTATGCGTTATTTTCTTTGGCATATTAGTATATACTTCATTACCAGTTGCATTAGGTGTTGTATCACTATCAATGACTGTTCTACCAGGTACTGATTTTGTAAAAGAAAAAATCCAATATATAAACTCTCCAAATGGTAAAGCTGATATCTGGAGTGCAGCATCTATTGCTATAAGTTTCATTGCTGTAATATATGGTGTAATGACTGATCAAATAAAAGGTAATGATACTACTGCCTACTTGTCAGCACTCGCTATTTTGATAGTGATAATGTTAGTTTCTGCATTTACAAAAAAAGCCCCGTAAAGGGGCTTGTTTTAACTACCACCAACCATGATCAAAAGTACCTGTAGCAGTTGCCCTAATGGTACTTGTATTACTACAATGCCGAAAGCATCCAGTACTGGTACGATAATCCAGTTATAAAGAATAATTAAAGTTAGTACGAATCCCAAAGCATTACGCCAGTGAAATTTTAGTTTCTCAATTTCTTCTTTGTTAGTCTCTATCTGCCCTTGGGCATTTGTTTTTTCTGCATCAGCTTGAAGAGTCTTTCTTTTAATAAAGAAGTCTACTCCTTTGAATAATAATTCAATTAATCCTTTCATGTTAAATCCTCCAGTAGTTCTCTAACCTTCTGCATATGTTCTTTGTTCATTCGACCCGTAAACTTGAACTTAGCCATTAATGCTTTGTTCAGACTTCCCCACTGAGAACACAGCATACATATCAATGTACTCTCACAGTGAAGTGCTTCGGCGTATGATGGGTAACATGCCAGAATACGTTTACGGTACGGTTCACCCGCTTCAATTTTTTCTTTCACTGTCTTGCTACTACTACAGTACTCAATCCAGTTGCTTTGTTTACTGTCAGTCTTAATTTCTAAGATATTCTTAATACCTTTCCATACTCTTTTTTGACCTATATAAAACTCATCCGATTCGGTGAATTGAATTATATAGACGAAACATGCCGTTTCTTCGGGTATAAATTCTTCATCCCTGTACCACATTTGCCAGCCATCTTCATTATTAGTCATTTTCTTGTCCTCCTTGATAAATACGTTATCAATTATTTATTAAGGATCATTAAAAATGAACGAGAAACAGCAACGTCAGGATGTAGTACTTAAGATGTTAAAGAGTCTTGAAGGTACAAAACAATATCAAGAAAAATTAGGTTATTTTAGAAATAGCAAATTCAGGATCTATAAAGATTCAGAAGGATATGAAACTATTGGGTACGGTCATTTAATACTGCCAGTTGAGCGACAACATTTTATTGATGGCATTACAGAATTACAGGCAGACCAGCTATTACTGCTGGATTATCAAAAAGCCGTTAATGGTGTTGATTCATTGAAATTAGGATTGCGTCAAGATTCACGCTGGTACTCAATGTGTGTAGTACTGGTATTCCAGTTAGGTCTAACCGGATTCAGTAATTTCAGACGCTGTATCGCTGCCCTGAGAAACCAGAATTATGCAACGGCATTAGCAGAATTACGTGATAGTAAATTATACAGACAAACCCCTAACCGTATTGATTATCTGATTAACTGGGTAACTAAGAAATAAGAACGACAAAAGCCAGCATTATGCTGGCTTTAGTGTTTCTCGTGTTTGACTTCAAGCAAGGTAAGAATACGCGATAACTTTACGTCAATGTCAAGTAATCGGGTTTGTACCTTTTTTAATTCTTCTTCGAAAAGTACCTGATCCTTACTCAATGAATCAATCTGCTGTTTAAGTAACCGTTGCTCTGCCTCAAGATCTGCAATCCGCTTGTATAGTACTGTAGAATCCATTTTATATTCCCGGTATCGGGTAAATGCAAAACCAGCTAATGCTACCGATACACTAATAGCTCCGATTACAGTTGTTGAAATAACCATTTTCTAACTCTATCCTAAAATAATTGCCAGTACTATCACTACCCATAAAGGTAAACCTGCAAAACAATGTAATGCGGCAAGTGATACTACTGCTGCTGCCCATATGCCATATTCAATTTTAGACTTTTTCATATAATGCTCCGTATGATTAATTTGTACGGAGTATTTATTGTTATTCTTCTAAAAATGCCTCTTTTAACTGAACGAGAAACAAATGTACTTTGATACCTTTAACAAATAACTTATAGGTATCGATAATTTGTACTTTATAATTCTCTTCATAATAACGCCATTCTGCCGTGTCACCTTTCTTAAGTACGGGTACTTTGTCATCCGTGAATGCAATATTCATACAGTCATAGCCCATTACATCAAGACCATATCCCTTAAAGTACTTTGCATCTAATAGTGATTGATTGAATGGAATATTACACATTAGTACTTCATGATCATTCAGTTTGATATTACTTGTTGTTTCTTCATCATACGGCTGTTGCACTTTATCCTCTCCATAGATTAAATTGTCCACGCATAGTATTTAGTACCAGCCGTGCTTTATGTTCAGTCTCATTAAAGAAATCGTAAATCATCTTGCGTTTCTTCTTCTCGTACTTACCAACGACACGTTTATTGCGTTTCTTTTTCTTTTGGCTGGTATCAATCAAGTACCGCTTTCCGTTCTGTTCCACTACCTTGTACTTCTTACCCATCTGGGTATGCAGTCCTGCAATATTGCCCTGTGCGGTCATACGAGCGTTAGCCGTTGGGATAATCTTGTTAAACTTTGCCGGATCATCTGTGAGTACTGAACGCAGATATGCAGCCTGTTGACCTCGTACTATGATCTGGTTCGTTCTGGTTCCATTACCATGCTGTACGAAGTTGAAGAATATCGCCCGTTTAGTAAAGGCTACTGAACCGCCATCAACAGTATTGTTAATATCATCCTGAACCTGTTTTGCTAACTCTCTACATCGTTTGGTTAGTTCTGATTGAAATGAAGTAATGTATGCTTGCCCTTGCTGATTGAGTACTCTTATTGCATTAGCCGGAGTTGCCCCCGGCTGAAATGTTGTTGTTATCATTTTTATGTCCTTATGCTCTACCTACAATAACTGTTAAATCAGGCCCGTTGTAAGTAATTAAACTTCCATTTGAACGTAACTGAATCGTTAGTGTTACCGCTACGCCTGCTGGGATTGTCATTGATACGGAACCAACACTGATATCACTTTCCAGCCCTCTGGCAGATATATTTGCACCGCCTAATACATTTCCATTCGCATATATACTAACAGCACGTGTATTAGTTGTTTCTCGTGGAGGGGTAAATGTACCATCATATCCGCCTTTTACAGTTACAGGGATACAAGGAATCGTCAGAACACGGGCAAACTGTGGTTCTGCTGGGATTGTTATACCACCTGCCCCTAACAGAAACATACGCATGATATCACCCTGAATGCTGTTTGCTTTCAGATTATCAATTGTACAGTTAACGAAAGTACCATTAGTGAATGAACCACCTGATGCATATACAGTACCTTTAAAATATCCATTCTCCGCGTATACGTCGCCTTTGAAATATCCATTTTCAGCAAAAATACTCCCACGGAAATAACCATTATTGAAGTAGCTTGTACCATCCTTACGGATACACCAACCCTGCCCACCATCAGAAGGCCAGGCGTCATTCCAGTTGTTTGAACTAATCTGAGTACCAATTTTTGCGTTATTGATCGAACCGTCCTGAACCTGTAAAGTGCCGACGGCCCCGGCGGTTAGGTGGAGTTGTCCGATGGAGGCATTAGCTATGACCGCCGTATTTAAATATACCTTATCGTTTTGTACCGCAAATGGTATAAATGGACTACTAACATTTCCAGAAGTCTTTGCCGTAATAATTTTAAAATCATCTGCTACAAAATATACCGCTGATGCTTTTGTATTTGCATCAGCATAGATTCCCATACCTGCAATAGTACCGTTAGCGTTTACCTTCAATTCGTAATGGCTATTAACGGTATTTTTTAGTGCATCTATATTGGTAGTCATTGCAGTACTGACAGAACTAATATTACCGTTTAACTCAGATTTAGCCTGAGTCAATGCCGTGCTTTGAGCTGTGTCTTTAGTGGTAATGGTATTGTTGAGTGTAGCAACCTGGCTTGTAATATTATTGTTAATGCTACTTACCTGTGCATTCAATGCTGTGGTTTGTGCAGTATCTTTAGTTGTGATTGTCTGGTTTAAAGTAGTGACTGCTGCACTGATATCACTTGCTGTCTTACTGGTTAGGTTTGTGATTGCAGTGGCGTTGGCATTATCACCATCTGTAATCAACTTTGTCGTTTTAGTTTCAGATGCACCAATTTTAGTAGTGATGTTCGCGTTTGCCTGCGTAACTGCATCACTGATAGCAGTACTGATCTTTCCGTCCAAATGTAGAAAATCATTTAGTGACTGTTCATCCTGTGCAGACCAGTTTACTTTTGATTGCAGATCAACATATACACCTGCCGTATAGATTATTGAGTCCATACCGAACTGATCATATGCACCCGCCCGTACATAGTACTTGTTATCAGGTACTGGGAAACTATGCATAAACGGATTGTTAGTACCGAACGATTTCATATTCTGTGTGAAGGTACTGTTAGTAGCAACCTGCACCTGTACGCCTGCAAAATCACTTACGCCTGCTTCCGGGTTATCGTATTGAACGAATATCGACTGATAACCAGCATTAGCTGTAAAGCCAGTTAAAGCCGGGCATTGTGGGTTAGTCACTGTGATACGTGCTTCTGCACTATAGATACTGCTGTTATGACCCCACGCAACAACACCGAAAGTACGGGTACGGCTTAGAGTATCCAGCTTGTTCATTGTATACGTATATGTGAACTGGTTAGCCTGGATGAAGTAAGAACGTTTCTTCACCATGCCAGTGTCATACACGATGATTTCGTACTTGTTGAAGTACTCGCTGAACTTCTTACCGTTCACATTCACATTAGACTGATCATCCCACCCAATAATGAAATCCAGTGCATCGGTAGTCGTTGCAGTACTGCCACGGTTGATAAGCTGCAAGCCTGTAATAGCAGGCAGGGTAAATGCAAAATCTGGTACTACACCGTTCTGTGTAACCTTCTCAGACACGATCCCTAAGTTGTTATAGGCTGCTACTGCGAAATCATACTGTACCCCTGATGTGAGGCCGTATAGCTCGTAGGACATTACGTACTGGTTTGTACTCCCGCCATACGTCCATGTCTGAGTACCTGTCTGACGGTAATAAACGTAATAGCCACGCAGATACTGATCGATACTGGCTGACCAGGTAAGTACAACGGTCTGCCCCTGATTGGTTGCACCCTTCTTAACAACGGATAGGTTGGACGGTGGCTGTACTGCTACTGGTGAAGGTAAAGTACCTTCCCACCCGTACATAGGAACATCTACGCCTTCATAGATCCCCTGGAAGTACTCAACACATTGCAACTGAACCATGCCGATACTGTCAGTGTTAGTACTGATCGATTTACCTATAATGCGGAACAGCTTGTTACTGTAACCATGCTCAGGGAAGTTAACGGTAATTACATCCCATACTTTTAAATCCCATCCTGAATCTGTAGCAAAACTGATTGTATTATGACTATATTTGCCCTTGAGCAATTCAATATTAATGAGGTGTTCTACCTGGGACTTATCATACACCCATGAGTAATCAAGAGCCTTTGTAATAATCAATCCATCACTGGTTAGCACATCACTTGCTGCAATATCAGAAGGAATACGTAAAATATCATCTGAATAATTATTAGTTGTATTCTTCCATGTTGCGTCGATTGTATTGAAGTAATCACTGATACCCGTTGTAGTACTGGTAAACTCACCAAAAATTGTTGATTCGTCAAATGTCTGTACTGACAATGCTGGAATATCTACAGTCAAATATAACTTACCACAATGAATACTTGTGATACCGCCAAATGTCATTAACATCTTTTCGATATTTGATTTATAAGTATCCTGATAATTGATTGCTCCATTACTGAACATTTTATAGAGATTACAGTACTGTGCTGCTGTCTGGAATGATGCTAAATCAATGTTACCCGGACTCACTGCAAGGCCGTATTCAGTATTGGTTATGTAATCATATAATTGGTTAACTGGATTATTACTGACAATTGTAGTACTGGTTGTGAGATCGTATATTTTCTTACCAGAACATTCAGCAGTTAGTACATAATTATCATTGACCAGTAAGTTATCTTCTAATGACTTCTGTGTTTTCTTGATAACAGTATAAACCTGTACGATCCCATTACCTTTGAAAGTAGTGTTATTCCATTGAGAGCCACCATAAGTACCCGCTAATACTTTACCCGCCGTGTAATTAGGCTTGCCGAAATAAATCTCTAATTGTAGAAGATCGCGGTATTTTGCATTGATATTGCCAGAATTTACTACACCTTCTGTTGTGATGGGATTTGTCAGTACTGGTTCGTCATCGATCCAGATTTGACTGACCTTATTGATTTCACCCATTGCAAGAGCATGACTGGTAAACAAGTACTGGCTGCTATTGTTCTGTACGTTGTACCAGTTAACTATTGAACCGCATTTAACTTTTTCACCGTACAGTATAGGTATGCCGCTTTGCGGGCTGAGACTTCGGCTTAACGTTGTTGCACTATCTGAGTGTGCAGTAATACCAGGCATCTGTGACAACATCGATGTTGCCACTAACGAGGCCGCACCAGCTCCTGCTCCCCATGCTGCGGCGGCTGTAAGACTTGCTCCGCCCGTCCACGCTGCCGCCGCCACTGCAACGGCTGTGATTAATGCACCGACTATCCCAGCACCTGAAATTTTACCGCCCATTATTCACCCCCTTCCGCTGGAGTGATCCGGTAAAATTTCCAGTTATGTAGCCACGGCAACAAGGCAATACTGAACCCAGTACTGTCATCGTTCAGTGCAAGATACTTACCATCCAGTACTACAGAACCATGCATACCGTTAATCATGATGTCACCGAACACAGGCGTATCTACCTCATGCCCATGACGTTTACAGATCTCTTCCAGTGAACCTAAGTCATGCTTAGTGAATAATTTCTGGCCTGCTTTAATGGTTTTGTATTTACCGATAGCAAGATCGGTATAATTAGTACCGCATACCTGATCAATAACTTTAAGTACCAGAATATTGCAATCATTTTGACCTAACGCGAAATCCGTACTAATACATTCCTGGGCGATGTTGTGAATTTTAATTATATTTTGTCTCATTTCTTATACTTCCATGTTTGCTGACTATTAATTTTCCCTAATAGGCTAAAATACTCATCATTTTTATGTGTACTCTGATGTACTGAGTTAGCGGCTAAAGTACGTTGTTGTACGTCCAGTTTCTTCCAGATACTGTTAACGTAAACTGTAAGTTCATTCTTTATATCGTCGTTATTTGAAACTGATTCAAAGTAGTCAATATAACCACTGAACATTAATGAATTATCAAGTACCGTACCGTTTGCTGGGTTAAGTATTGTTAACCATAGATTAACTTGTGCATTCTTAAGATTCCCGGATAATGCCAGTGCCTGAAATGACTGTGATACGTTACTGACTTTGAAAGCCAGTGAATCATTACTGATGTCCTTCTGTTCACTGAATGAACCGAAACTATCATTAATGAAGTCTGGAAAACTGGTATATAAATTGCCATTAATATTAAGGTCAATGTAACCATCATTAAGATGAAGTGCCTGTACGCCAGCTCCCTGTACTGGATAGATATCAACACATTTAACCGTTACACCTAATTGCATTACTTCTGATACTGATAGCTGGTTTTTGTTACCGCCTCCCGTAAGGTTCCAGTATTTTAAAAGTTCTGGATTAGTGAATATTGCAGAGTTCATTATAATGCCTCCGTTGCTTTCACTTGCAGCGACATTATATTGGTAGATTGCAAATCAAGATTACAATCAACATCAATAATGAATGTACCTGAAATGCCCTGATAACGGATTATCTCACCTGCCTGTACACTGTTTCGCAATGCCGGAAACACGGTAATAGATGTACCAGAATTGGCTATAATACGATGAATTTTAGTGCTATTCTGGAATGTAACTAATGTACCTACCTCCAGTACATTGCTGTTGCATGGAATGACAGTACCGCCCTTATTAACGGTTGCAGTACTTGATACTGTACCTATATGCTTTCCTGTATACTGACTGAAATAACCTAAATCAAAAGCAAACGGTTTACCCTGTGAGTACTGAGCAATAAAATTAAGTACTTCTTGTCTGTCTGCCTGGTTGAATTGCAAATTGAAACTGATTTGATAGTACTGAATACCTGTGCTGCGTCGGATCTGTGTACCCGTCCAACTCTTATTCGAATAGGCAGGTTCAGTACTTTGTAACTTGAAGTCACTAATTTTTATATTGTTCGTAAATAAAGCCATTTTAAATTCTCCTGGATTTACAGTATTTATACGAATCCAGGATGTAAAAAAGCCAGCATTTAGCTGGCCTTGTGTTAATGAAAATGATCCAAAGCGTCTGCATTTATATAGGTATTACTGTTGAGCTTTGGATCATTTTTAAGTATTTCTTGTCTGTGCTGCTCTTACTGCCTGCATCACATTTGCCGAATGTTTCTTTAGCATCGTCTGGAATTGCTGATCGGTAATCTGCCCACCGCCATTAACTACTAAAGGTGCATTGATTACTGTCTGACCAGTACCGCTATTATCTGATTTATCCTGTTGTTTAAGGAATTGAGTCAAATCACGGTTGGTATTATTGTTAACCACTCGTTCACCTGCTTTCAGTACCCATGTACTTTCATCACGTCCACCCAGCTTAGGTACTGAATCAATACCACTGTGGGCCTGACCCTGAATCTGTGTACCACGTGCAGTACTGATGATACTTGCCCCTAAACTTGCTACCTGTGCATAGTTGGCAAAGTTAGCAGGCCACGGCGTAGCCATAGCGTTAGCGAGGGCTTCCTGTATCTTCATAACGATATTGGCAATACTAATCGACTTACCAACGATAAACGCCGCCTGAGCCGCTTTATTACCCTTCCCTGCAACACCTTCGAGCATATTACCGATACTTGTTGCCGTATCAGCAAAGGTCTGTATCTGTGCCTGGCTGTTCTGGCGTTCTACTGCTGCCGCTTTGTTATTGTACCTGCTGGTTAGTTCAGCTTTACGCTTTTCAAATTGTTCTTTAGAGATTAACTTGTCGGCATAAAGTTGCTGATCAATCTGAATTTCAAAATCACGTTGTTTGTAGAGTTCATCCTGTTGCCTTTTAATGGCATCCTGATTACCAAACGGATTGCTTTCATCAACTAATCCAGAGCGTATATCCTGAGCAGATAGCATTTTCTGGATATGTTCAGGGGTAATATTTTGTACATTACCAATACTCAACGCTGCAAGGTTTTCAGATAATTGTTTAGGATCACTTGCTTCGAGCATTTCTGTGATAATACGTTTACTGCCTTCTAATCGTGCCTGTTCTTGTCTTGCAATGATTTTGGTTTTCTGTTCTTCATTAAGATTCAGAGTACTTAACGATTCATCCAGCTTTTTCCGTAACTCATTTTGAGTGTAATTATATTGTAGAATGCGTGTTTCAGACTCATTACGCCCTAACTGTGACATTATCTGATTCAGATTGATACGTGCCTGCACCTGCTTTTGTGCTAACGCTTTAGCGGCATCGGTTGCTTTCTTCTCACCTTCGGGATCGCGTAGAACATAGGGTTTAGTACTGCCCGGTTTATTCGGTTCTGACTTTGGCATAGCACTGTTTGAGTACTGTCCCTGCCACCAGGAATCAGGTAAAGCGTGATGATTACCCAATGATGCAAAATCATATGCAAAACGTTTTAAGTTCACACCCATTTGCTCAAATGAAGGAAAATTCCAGTCACCTGCAAAAATATTGCGTAACTCGTTTAATGACTCAATCACTGGCAGTAAAGCATTTACCCTGAACTCCTGGAAGTTACGATCTAATTGTGCAATGTTCTGTTCATATAATGCATATGCTCTTGCAGTTTCGTTAGTAACTCCTGCATGTTGTTGTTCAATTGCATTAATTGCTTCTACTTCTGATTTATACTGTCTAAGTACTGGAATGAGTTTACTGGAGTCGCTGGAAATAGATTCGAGGGAGTTAATCGTTTCTGCATTTGATTTACCCGCTTTTTGCAGTTCATAAAATGTCTTGATGATCATCTTAATACCGCCATCGGCATCATTCATGTACTTAGTAAAGCCCTGAAGATTTACACCCCATGCTTTTAAATCATCACCGAAACCGCCCTTGCCTTCTCTAAAAAAGTCGCCCATATGATCAAGTGCGTTTTTGTTAAAGTCACTGAACTTATCATATTCGATATTAAGAGAACCAAAAGCACCTTTCAGCTTCTGTAGTTGCTCTACAGTCATACCAGAACTATAGGATGCGTCATTAAGTACCTTAACGTAATCACTTGCCGCATTTACCTGACTGGCAACTACTGCCGTTAATGCACCAAAGCCGCCAGCTAATGCCAGTACTCCAGTATTCATACCACCGATGTGTCCGGTTAATCCTACAAACTGCCCTGATAATGAAGATAGTGATCCGCCAGCTTGAGTACTGAAACTGTTGAGACTATTACCGGCTGAGGCTAAGGCACGTTGTAATCCAGTAGCATTACCATTGATGTTAAAAACTAATTGTTGATTATTCTGTGCCATTATTAGCCCCCGTACCGCCAGTAATGAACTGCATCATTGCGGCGTTTTGTAATTGTTGTTTTGATTGTTCTAAATCGATTTCTTCCTGAATACGTTCATGTACTGTCTTATTTGAAAGCAATCCGTACATATCCCAGTCCTGAACACTGGCCTTTTTCATACCTGTTTCGGTTAAATTACCAGAGGACATTAAGATCAAATGTGCAAGGTTTGAATACTTGATATGTTCAAATCTCGCTCCAGAAGGTTCAATACTGGAATCGTAAATCATCAGGTATTCAAAAAGTTCTGGTTCTAATGCGTCCAGTTCAGATGGACTCAACCCACGTTTGTTAATTAGTTTCAGGGTAAACATCAAACGTGGATTGTTTCTTATTTTTTTTCGATCTGATCCTGAATCTGTGGTTCTTCTGCTTTAGGCCATAGCTTCATGACTTCACCGTTAATTTCAGAGACAATCAGTGCATCAATGTAATTTACATTAATCTTTCCGTCTTCATCTATATCAGAGAAGATAGGCTGACCTTGTTCATTACTGACGGTATAAAGCAAAGTACTTTTAGCATCTGTACACTTTTCAAAATTACTAATAGCAGGACGGTGAACATAGAGTTCTGCACCGTTCTTTAAAGTAACTTTTTGGAGTTCTGGTTTTAATGCAGCAAAGAGAGTATGAATATCCATTATGGAAGTACTCCCTGTGCTACATATGCCCCATCACATGCAAAATTAAGAGAAAGTGTTACTTGTTTATCGCGATCACCTTCAACTTTTCTTTCTGTGATGAAACCATTATAAACAACATAAGTCCCAGTAGTTTTAGTCGCATCCTGAAAATAGCTAAATTTCAGTTGAATACGTGTTTGGTTTTCAAAAGCAGTAATTAGTTGTTGATGAACGGTATTATCTGGAATCCAGTTAACCTGTAATGTTACGTCTGCATTTGTTTTAGATCCTACAAGTTTACGGTTTACGCTTGTATCAAAACTAACAACTTCAATTACTGTTGCAGTACTGCCAGTACCCGGAAACGCTGCAATTTCTGGAATTGGTGTAAAGATTGTTGCAACAGTCGATCCGGCAGTACCGATTCCTACTGTAAGGTTTGAACCGGTAAAAATACCCATTGTGCTTGCCATATGATTTCCTTATCATAGTTAATAGATATTCAGTACCGAATCCTTTCAGTACTGAATTGTATGTTTATTCTTATTTATTTAGTGCTGCTACGATTGCTTTTAGTTCTGCAAGTTCAGCCTGCATTGCTTCCATTTTTTCAATTGAATATCGTAATGCAAGAGCGGTATCCATCATAATGACGTTATTATCAAGTGCCAATGTATCATCTTTATCGATACGATTACCTTCATCATCATATTCTGATGCGGCTGGTACTAATTTAACGTACTCACTGTCAATATCACGTAATGCATCTTGTGCAATAATACCTCGACGCTTACGGTTTAATTCATCAAAGTTATATACGAAAGTACAAGGCTTTAACATTTTGATATTATCGTAAGATTGTTTACCATCGTTATATTCAATATCATGTTTCAATGTTGCGTCAGATGTTGCTGCTTTCTGGAAAGTATAGTTACCAGCAAAACCCCCATCCCCAGATGTTGAAGTGACAAGATCTCCATTTACTGGAGTGAAGTACCAATACCGCGTTTTGGCACCATTATCCCCAAACTGGGTCATTGCGGTGTTACCCCAGCTCGCCGTACCATTACCGACATTTCCCCACATTGTTCGCAGGTTGTAGCCCCCGCCATGCTGATACCCCCATGAAATCCCCGCTATAGCACCATTCCCCGGAGTGTCTATTGCTGTGTCCGCGAAATAGGCGGCATAGTGGGGCTGGGCTGAGTTCCACCACGAGTTAACAGCCGGACTCCCCATAAACATACGTCCCGGAATTTGCACGTTGCCATTGGACAAAAAGTCGAAATATCGTGATTGTGCCGTATCGGTTCCACCACCTGTCTGATTCACAAACAGACGTGCTATAGAGTAATCCCACTCAATACGTTTAACTGATTGCAAATAAGTGGATGTTTTTTCAACACCATTTACTGTGTAAAGTGATTTTAATCGACCACCATAAACAGTACTGCCAGTACCCGGTAAGGTTGCATCATTATCTGTAACTGTCAGATGTGATGTAGTAAGGTCGCCTGTACTGGATAACGTCATTGCATCTGTTGTATCAGTAGTACCAGAGGCAATACGATAATTATCACCCTGTACAGTTTCATGGAATATTGTATTACCAGTACCGCCACGGAATTTACGCAGATATGATTTATTACCTGCCGCACCAGAACTTAACGCAGTTTGGCAATATGTAGTTTGTGTAACACCGTCCTGAATTAGACTGTTACTTGTGGTCAGAGTACCTGTAACTGCTAAAGTACTTGATACACCTACTGCACCAGAGAATGTACCACCAGATTTAGGCATACCGCCGAGAGTACTTAACGCTGCACTTGCAGAAGTGCTACCAGTACCCCCCTGTGCAATGCTGAGAGCAGTAGTAAGACCTGTTAAACTTGTAATATCACTATTTGCTCCAGATGACGCACTTCCCGAAACATCGATATTTGTAAGTACTACATTACCTGTAAGCGGTTTTCCATTAATTGTTAATGATGTTGGTACTGTGCCTGCAATATCTGACTGTGCTAAAACAATATCACTTGAAAGTACTTTGTTATTAACTTTTCTGGTTTGGGGTACTAATGGTGTCGTTAACCCAGCAAGGGATTTAATAGAACTATTTACACCGTTAATATCAGTGTAAGTGTACATACCCCAGGCACTCCAATTAATAACACCATACCCGTTCGAATATCCGGTGCGAGTATATAAATCATTAGAATTATATCGGTAATACATTTGCGTACAGCTTTTAACATGCGTTGCTGAGTTTTGTAGTACTACTAATGTGCCTGCATATTGAGCAGGATAGTTAAGAACTGCTGTGGCGTTTGCATTTAAAGGTTGTTGGTAATAACCTTGTACCGTCCCATCTAAATCATTAAGGTCAGTACCTACTGGAATAAGACCACGAGAAGGTAGTGCACTGACATCATCAGCATTTAAAAGAATATCTGAAGCTAAAGTATATCCATTTACCTTTCTTGCGGTACTTACTGCCCCTAAGTTAGTTAACGCCCCTGATGCCGAGGAACTACCTGTACCACCGCTTGTGACAGGAATTGCGGTATTGAATGATGGAGTACCATTAAACTGCAATTTACTGCCTGAAAAAGTTAGCGTGCCCTGGTTCGATGTTCCAGCAACGCCGCCAGTTGCGATGATCCTCGTGTCGTAGTCATTATTAGAGCCTGAACTATGGAAATCAATCACGGCAGCCGATGCAGTAGTTAGGCTTCCAATTTCAACGACTACGTTACCCCCTCTTGCTGGACCAATGTATAGATCGTTAATTGTTTGAGAACCAGACCATATATTACTATTACTCAATAGCGGGACATTAGCACCTGATGTACCGATGTCGTAAGTACTTGAATTACCGAAACCAGAAATATCATTATTTGACAGAACTACATTACCTGTTAAAGGTTTGCCATTAATGGTTAGTGTTGTTGGTACTGTTCCTGAGATATCCGCTTGTGCTAATACAATATTACCCGTCAATGCCTTACCATTCACAGTACGGCTTGTGGGTACAGTACCTGCAATGTCTGCCTGTGCTAATACAATATTACCGGTTAAAGCTTTACCGTTCACAGTAGTGGTTTGTGGTACGCCGTTTAGATTCTGTAATGCAGCGATTGTATTGTTCGCTCCAGTACCGCCAGAGCTGATCGGTAATGCAGTACTCAATGTTGCAGATGAAGCGTTAAGACCGCCAGTGATTGTCAGGTTGCCAGTACTGGATAAGGTCAGGGCATCAGAACTGTCGGTACTCGCCCCGGTAGCAAGGCGGTAGTTACCTGACTGTACGGTTTCATGAAAGATGGTATCCCCATTGCCACCACGCATTTTACGCAAATATGATTTAGTACCTGCTGCGGCTGTAGATAGTGATGTATGGCCGTAAGTAGCTGCCGCTACACCGTCCTGGTTAATCGTATTGTTTATTGTTGCTACGCCAGTGACAGATAAGGTACTGGATAGCGTTAAAGCTGTACCTGTAAGAGCACCTGTTAAAGTACCGCCTGTCTTTGGTAGGCCGTTCAGGTTACTCAACGCTGTAGCGGCTACGGTTGCCCCAGTACCGCCAGAACTGATAGGCAATGTACCCTGAACACCCTGTGTTGCACCTGCGTTAAGTACTGGTTTATTGGCTGTGCTGTATACCTGATCGTATACGGTACTATCGGTATTCTTAATGTACAGGCGTGGTGTACCTGATTCGGTAACGACCATCTGTGCTTTACTCATACCGCCACCATCTACAAGGCCAACGCCCAGTAGATCAACGCCGCCAGGATTCATCGTGTTTGTTGCTGATACTTTAATGAATGAGTTACCACCGTCTGATTCATAATGCGGTACGGTAATACCATCAGCCCCTACCCCAAAATTACCCAGTACTAATGGGATCTGGTCATCAATCGATCCCTGACGGACTATAGAATCAGGCGTAAAAGTCCAGGTACGCCCGTATACTTTATTAATATCAGCGTCATCTTTTTGAGCAGTAATACGACCATTCAGAATAATATAGTTCTGGCGTAGTGATGTCTGACTTTCATAAAGACTGAACTTTAACTGAAATGAACGATTCGCAGCATATGCATTGCTGAGGAACATATGACCTGTATTTGTTGGTACATAATTTACTACAATACTGATGTTACTGATTTTAAGACCACCAGTAATTATACTTGTAAATTCTTGATCATATGTTTCTATTGTTTGTGTGGTACTGTTGATTTTGACTTCTGGAAATGCTGCCAGATTATCAATATTTGTATAGATTGATGTTGGATATGTATTATTCAGATCGGTACTGTAAGATAGCAACGTCCTGTTGCCGAGCATTATCCCTGCCATTGTTATTATTCTCCATTAGGTTGACGTGCAATGTAATTAAACTGGCACGTTGTCATAATGGTATTTATGGCTGTGTCGGGTTCGGTATCATCAACGACTGAGAGTACTTTAAGTGAACTTACATTTACCCCTTTATCTAACAGGCCAGTAATTAAATCAGTACTGAATAGTACTTCATGTACTTTATCCATTATCGTTTGTGCATTAGATTCACTCTGTGACGTTACTAATACGTCCATCGTTAAAATGACCGAATGTCGTGTACTGTAATCAATTTGTTCGTACTGTTCGGTTACGTTGCTGATCATCAGAATGTAATCGCCGGATGTCTGTATATTAGTTTTGTTAGCTTTACGTACTTTAAGACCTACAGAAACAAAAAGGTCTGACACATGATTTTTAATAATTGAAATATTCATGTAATCAGACCTCTCTGTAGTAAACGTTACATAAGCCCGAGAGATCATCTACGATATTGAATATTTCGTACCGAACATTATTCAGTACAAAAGTATCATCATAGGTGATTTGATCATGGCGGCATGTAAAATAATTTTCTGTGGTTTGTATCAGTCCTTCGGTTGTTTGTATTGCTATTTCGGACTGTTCGAAAATGACAGTAATGGTACTGCCGTTATCGAGTACTAATTCTTGACCAAAACTATTAATCAGAACATCCATATCATTTGATTTGAATGTTCTCATAATATTAAGCCAGTTTAATTACGCGGAATGCTTCTGGATTGGTAAGTACTACAGCAAAATCATGCCATACACGTGCAACCAGAGCACCCTGAGCACGTTTGGTAGTCTGATCAAGATCCAGCTCCATATCACCCCAGGAACCAATCGCAACTTTGCTGAAATCGCCTAAAATAATGAAATCTTGGGATGCCAGAATTTTGCTATCGAACGCAGGGACACCGCAAAGATCACCATCATCGAAGAGATAAACGGCTGCGGTATTAGTACCACGTAGAGTACTGCGTAGAGTTGCTTTAGTAGATGGTGACATAACAGCACTGATAGAACCGAACTGTACACCTTCATCACCCAGTTGGCCTTGTGCAGCAACTATAGTTGCATAATCGTATGCATCAACAGTTTGTACTTTCCCTGCTGCCTGTGCTGCTGCAACGATCTTTTGCATTACGATGGTTTCAAGACGCTGAGAGAAACCAGCAACAATTGCCTGAGTTACGATCTGTTCAATCTGAGGACAAGATTTAAGTACTGAACGTGACAAAGGTACGCTGCCAGAGTAGGTGATCGGTTTCATTACAACACTGGTGAAGTTCGGATCTACTTCAGGACTTGCACCATTTTCTGGTACTTCATCAAAGCCTGCTGCAAAATCCGCTGATAGTTTTGGTAATGAAATTTCAGAGGTCAGGCCGGAATATGTCTGTACTGGCAGATTCTTAAGAACGCCTTGATCACGCAGAACATCAATAAATGCACCGTAAAGTACATCGGTATGGATTACGTCTTTGGCACTGGTAGTAGTTACACCAGCACGAATTGAATTTACCAGATCGTTTTCACGAATAATTACGCCGCGTTTACCATCAGTAACTACGCCACCGTCCATCATTGAACGAAGTAGAGAATTAAGAGAAAATTCCATTTTTTTATCTTCCTTGATAATAGTTTGTTTGTTCATTACCTGGCGTTTGAAAGCATCAATGCTTATGCCAGTACTGATTGCTGAATTAGTAATTTCAGCGTTAATATTGAAAGTACGAGAAATTGCCTTAATTTCTGCAATTCGAGTTTTTTCGTCAGATTCATCTTTTGCCTGAACTTCCTGTTCTGGTTCAGAATTGGAATCTGTTTGTTCTGTATTATTTATTGAATCTGTTTCGGGTACTTCTTCTGGTTCTTGTGCTCGTTCTGCTTCTTCCTGTTCGGTAACTTGAATTTCTTCGGTAGTAGGTTCCGTACCGTCACCAGTAAACTCAGTACTTGTTTGATCGAATTCTGATTCGTGTTTTTCTTCTTCGAGTGAACGGCCTATACCTACTTGATCATCTGCCGGTACTGAAACCATACTGATTTCGTAAGGTTCCCATTTGGTAACTAACAGGTTGTCGCCTTCAATTCGATAATCAAGAATGGAATACCCTACTGAAACCTTGCTTAAAGTTCCTTCACGTACCATTTCATATTTTTCAGCACCAATACCCACTGAGCTAAAACGTACTAATGCCCGCCCAATATGATCAGAATCGATCGATGCAGATTCAATTACACCAATGTGATTATCGAAATCATGGTTGAATAGTAGTGCGGCTTTGTTTTGCAGACGTTCAAGACTGATATTCTCAGGATTATGCAAAAGAATTTCGTTATATTCCTGCCCACCAATATTACGTACAACTGGATTTTCCGAACTAAATGCAAGGGATACAGTACGATTGTCTGTATCGGAAAGTACGTCACTCGTTAACGTCATCTCCCGTTTCTGGTTTTTGTTGAATTTCATTATTTGAACTTCCTTGTTCGTTTTTATCTTCTTTTTTATTTATCTCCGCTTCTCGTTTAAGTTCTTCAAATACGTGCTGAGGCTCCATACCTAAATCACGGATAATTTGAGACTTCGATTTAACGCCCATTTCTAATAGTACTTGCTCGTACTGTGCATCTTTATTTGGATCAAGTGATACCTGCCGTACTGTTATAAAGTTCACATTGGCAATATTTTCAAAATTAGTGAAACTTAGGTTATTAAGTTCAGTCACCATGATCCGTTTAATAAATTCACGGTAGATAGGTTTGAGTACTTTACTGATGAGTAAATTAGAGCGTGTTTTGAATCCTTCACGTGACATACGATCAGCTAATTTACTTGCTGAATAACTTGCAGAACTTGTATCAGAAATCAGTGATTGTTTCGGAATACCCAGACCAGTACTGATAGTCGTTAGAACAGCATCATAGAACTCTGTAATCTTGTCTGTACCTGCCTGTGGGTTAAGAGTCTGGATCTGCTGGCCGGGGGCAAGTTCTTTGATACTCCCTGGTTCAAAGTACTCGACATACTCACGATCTGGGTTCTCACCATCTAATAGTTCTTCTTGCGTGTTATCGCTATTGGTAATGAATCCCATAGCTGAACTTGCGATCTTCTTCTGTAGTACAGTCGCTTCGTTGTAGCTATTGAAGTCATCAAGAGTTTTGATTACAGCGATACAATCTGGGAATCCCCTTTCCTGTCCGGGAAATTCTGGGATGAAGTAATGCAGAATCTCACTGGCTGGGATACGTTGAGTACTGTTAGTCTGGATGGTGTAATTCAAGGGATTGATATCTGCCACATGATAGGCCAATACCCGACCTTGTTTATCACGCTCAATACCATTACTGATGTATGCACCGTCTTTTAGAAGTTCGTTCTTAGTACTGGGTATACGTGCTGCATCGATGATAGATACCTGTAGTTCATCACCATCGCTATGTAGTCGAACAAAACATTCACCATCTGTAGCTCTTGAACGTTCTACAAGAGCCTGGAAGGTATCAAAGCTGATAGTACCGTCAGCACTGAATCGGTTAGCATCTGAAGCCCACTCATAGAAGCGTTTCTCTAAACGATCTGCCAGTAATGGGTCAGGTTGTCCATCGAGGCCAATTGGTGAAGGTCTTACGGTAATACCGTCTGCACCAGCTACAGTACCTGCCGATAGGTTCACGTACTGACGTGCATACGGATTCTGTAGTACCAGAGAACGGCTGGCATCGCGTAAGCCGGTTAGAGACTGGCGTAGAACAGCATTGATGTTAACGTTCTGAACACCAGTACCGTATGATCCTAAAAACTTGTTGGGCAATCCGGTAAGTGAACGTGTGTTAGCTTTAAACTCTGTATTAGTGGTTTGATACCTACGTGCCTGCTGGGGTTGTTTCTTCGGTAGTTCAGGCTGTTGTTCAATTTGCCGTTTATTAAAAGGCCACATCCTTGTGATCTCCTGTTATTAGCGGCAATGAATAGTACTTTTAAAAAAGCCTGTATTGCCCTTAGTTAGTTTACGTTTCAGGTCATTTACCTGTTTAGTGATATTGTTTTTGAGATTAATCAAAGTGTTAAGATCTTCTTTCATTAAGGTCTTATTATTGATGGTTAACGTATGGGTATCACCGTTAATACGTGCAGTAATAATGCTATTTATATCATCTAATTGTGTTTGAAGTTCTGTTAATCTGTCGGTCTGTGCCATTGGATCAATGACGGTTACAGTACTAATCGTTAATTCACCATTGTTGTTATATACAACTGAGTAATAGCCTGATTGCCATTCTGAGGTATCAATAGCTACTGATTCAGTTTCATCCTGCGTACTGTGTGTGAATAACGTATTAGTACTATTCCCGATTTTAATTGTCATATTAGGCTGTAGTACTTCATTGAGAACTTCACCGATATAGATTGTTTCTTTCATTTTTATTTATTCCTATCCGAACCATGATTTACCGATACTGGTTTTGTTAGCTGGTTTAGTATATTTAGTACTTTTATTTCTGGTTTCGGTAGGTTGTTCGACAGGTATATTATCTGGTTCTATTTCTTGTCGTTTAGTACTTCGGTACTCTCGCAATTTCTTAAAAGGTAACCCCCCTAATTTACTGAGTGCCAGTTTCATCATGCATAATGAATAGACTAATGTATCTAACGCCTCGTTCCTTCGTCCTGTGATCTGCTTCCATCGAACACCCGAACCAGTACGTTCTAAATTCTCAGATGTGAGCTGATCAAAGTAGTCATCAGGTAGATCATGTGCAAAACGTATCGTTAACGGTGCATCTGTTTTACTTGCTACAGCGTTGTTAAGTAGGCTTCGTACCCAGGTCTTACCTTCATGAACATTGAGCATGTAGAACTGCCTACCATCAGTAGTACTACGTTTAAACAAGTCACCTGTAGTACTGGATGATCCCTTTATCATTTCAAACTTCTTATACTGCTGACAGAAACTATGTACCGTCTGCATCGCTCTACCGTTGCCGCCATCAAGCCCCACCTTAAGATTTGGCACTTCTCGCCCGGATACTGTCTTGAACTTCTGATTACAGAATGCTGCAAGGTCGGTATAGGCTTTAGCACCCTTGATCTCACAGTTAGGACTGTAGAATATTCGATGACCCAGTACATATACTTCTGTTTCGTTAAATCCTAATACTGTAACTTCAATCCTATCAAGCTGCTGATCTGCACCACATACCAAAGCGAGACAATCATCAGGTATATTATGCAAATCAAAAGTATCATCGCGTAAATTCTCTAATGCTAAATCATCGATTTCTTCTTGTAGGTCTGAGTAATGTAAACCTAAAACGGTATTATAGAATGACTGATAGTTATATTCGAACCAGGCTAACTCAAATTCTTTGGCGATAGCCTGAATAGTACTGTTAGGGCTGTACAGGCGATTAATATAAAATCCTGCTGTATCTGTTACTTCTGGATTCTGAGCTATCCAGCGTCCACCAGATACCATCTTAATACGCTGTGATTCGGTTATTTCACTATCGCATTCTGGACAATGTAACTTTGCTGTACTGGAATCTGGAATATTACGTTTGCCGTTCTTCTTCCACTCAAAGCGTACATTCACCCACTTCAAAGTATGTTCATGCTGGCAGTGAATACATTTTACAAAGTACTCACGTTGATCACTGTTCTGGTACTCAACATCGATTGCATCACCTGAAAATGTAGGAGTACTTGAAATAAGTATTTTTGCTTCCTGTCCAAAATCAGTTGCACGTTGTTCCGAAAGGCGTATCGGATTTCCTTCTGCTGAGTTCTGATCACACCCGCTAATTTCGTCGAGTACTATTCTTTTAAGTGTTTTACCGCGTAATGCTTTCGGTGATCCAAGTGTCATAAAGTACAAGAAACTACCGTCTTTCAATTCAGTCTGCTGCTGGTTATTTGCTTTCGTTTTATCGTTTTTGTCGGTAACTAAATCTGATAGTACTGGCACCTGTTCAATTGTTTTATCAATTTTAGCTGACTTCCATTGCTTTAGCTCTGATAATGAACTTTGTGCAATACCTATATTGCTGGAATCAGTAGCCATCCAGTAAAATACAGCACTATTAAGTAATGTTGTTTTAGCGATTTGAGCACTGGTTTTGTAAACAACTTTGCGGTATCGATCATCATCGATAATATCTAACATTTCTTTCTGGAATGAATAGAGTTTTAACTTCTGCCCGGCTGCTGCACCATCAGGTAGTACTAAATGTTTCTCTGCCCATTCTGAGGGCTTATATTTCAAAGGCGGTTTTAATATTTTGATAGTACGTTTAAGTACTTTCATTATCTTGCTTGTTTTCATCTTCGGCATCCGTTCCTTCCTTGCCTGGTTCGTCTGTTACTTCGTACTTCATATCTCCGATTTCAGTTAGTAATTCATCGATTCGCTGTTGTAGTACCCGCTTAACTTTTAATGCTGAATCCTGCTCGAATACTTCGTGATGTATCTTGTTAGGTAAGCTACGGAAATAATCACGAAAGGTTTTGAAAAATGCGGTTAGTTCTTTATGTACTTCATCGGCGGGTATTAGTAGTTCACGTTGCCGATCTAATTCTGTTTCGGCCTGTTCTGCTTCTGCGATTAACTTACGTAATCTGGCCTTTTCAATCTGTTCTCTCGTATCGGTATCACGTAACGGTTTCAGCACGTTCTCTACAATCCAGGCGGTAGCTTCTGCATCGGTTTCTTGTGGCATACCGCGATCAATCCATCCCCTGATAGTGGATTCATTTACGCCGTATCGCCTGCCATATTCATATCTGTTAATTGCCATTCTGATTCCTCCAATACTTGATTGCTTGTACTGGTATTTATCAGTGGCGGTAGTATGCGGTACGCGAATGTTAAAAAAATGTACACAGTCGAAAATACACGGGCTGCCGAACACTCCCGATGGAGTGTACCAGCCAAGTACCTTTTAAACGTGCCTATATCGCTCTGTATGAATTTATAATTAATTAAACGCATCCCTGCGTTGTGCTAATCAACGTTGTGCTGAATGCGATACAGGTTGTTCTATAAGGTGTTCTAAATAGTAATCACGAATTTCTACGATTTCATCTTTATAAAATGTATGGTTAACGCCGGAATAAAGCTCCTGTACTGTTTGCCAGTACTCATCATTCATAAAGTCTTTTAACACTGTCATCAAAAGGCAACATGCCTTCCCCAAATCGAATGCGGTTGTTTCTTCTGTTCCTTGCTCAAATTTCAAAATTAGATCTAATGCTTTGTGTGTTAAACGGATACTTTCTTCATCAGACAATGCTTCGAATGACCGTGTGTCGTCTGCGATTACACGAGCTGCATTTAGTACATTTTGCATTCTATTCCTGATTTTTTATTATGGTTTATTTTCAGTTTGAGTTGAATAAATTATACTTACTAAATCTCCCCTAAACTCAACAATAGAAGTACATGACTTGTTTCATAAGGAATGCTATTAAGAAGTCAGCTTTTTACTTTATCATTAATATAGTCATCTCTCAATGATAGTACTTCCACTTTTACTGACTCCGGCTTAACACCAGCGTACAGTCTTTCAATCGTTTTCCAATGTTGGTGATTAGCGTATTCCTCTGATAAGGATATAAGTAGACAACACGCACTACCTAACTCTAACGAATTTGGTTTAATTTCTCCCTTTTCGAATTTGGATATCATTAATAATGATGCATTAGTTCGTTTAGTTAGTTCCTCTGTACTCATTGACTCGTAGAGTTGGGTTTCACATGCAATTGAACTGATTACATAACTAATGCTTCTCATTTAGTTTAGCCTCAACAAATTTCTAACAACGACTTTACATATGTTTATCGCAACTGCAATACTGTATACATATACAGCAATTAAGGCTAAGCGTTATCGAAGGGATTGCTTTGTACTGCTCTATGACGAACCGTTAGAGAGAGTACTTGATGGTCTGACATACCTTAACGCTGTACGGCGTATGCATGAAGTACACGATGATGATTGGTTTTGTGATCAGGGTGAACTTCCATTCTGAGAGGGATATCAAGTACTTGATAGTTGTTGTAGGATGAGGAGACTGTCTTCTCAAATTATACTTAAGGGCTAACTAATGTTTAGTGCACTACTACAGCTTATCAACCTAATCCTTTCGATATTCAAGAGCCTAACACCTAAGCAAAAGGAACAGATCGTAGATGTTTTTGTAGACTTATTCAAAAATATATTTAAATCAAAAAAAGAATATAAAGATTCAAATGTTGATAGTACTACTGTTCAAGAAGCAGTCGGTAGTTTAACCAAAGATCAATGGCAATGTTCAATGGCTGCTACCATGTCGATTTTACCATCCTCTATTAACGAAATTAATAAACGTAAATTTACAGCAGCTATGATTGAATTAGTGCAGTCAGAAGAATTTCTTACAGAATTAAATGCCCGCATCGATAAAATTGATATCCAAGATACAGATCTTTACACCGAACAATGTTCACTTGAAATGAGAAAACTAATTGCAGAGATGATCAGAGATAAGAAATTCTAACCAAATTCCCCTGAACAGTACCGCAACAAACAAACCCCAAACATGGTACTGAACAGGGGATCATAGTGTACCTAAGTGTAAACAGATTTCAATTACAGAATTGATGGTTTATCAGTTAACAAGGCTTATAAAATTCTAATGGGTTCAGTAATATTAGTACTTTAGTGTTGCATAAGGCCGTGGTTATTACATCAAAATTACATTCATATATATGATTTTTGCACTATATCACTTTTAATCAATAATCAAGCTAATTTAACTTAAGTCCTTGCTATAAATGCGTATCAGGAAATAATTGACTTTTTATTTAAAATCCTTATAAAAGAATTAAAATCAGATGCTTATAAGGATTTTAAAATGGGATTTTGGTCAAGCGTGTCTAAAAAAAATGTAGATGCATTCGCAAAAGTAGCAAATGGTATTTCAGAAATGTCAAGCGTCAATGAAAATAAAACAGTTAATAATAAAAAGCAAAATGATAGTAATTCTGCCAATAAAAAATCTAAAATTTTAGACGATATCTTATCATCTCTGCCTCCTGATATTTCTCGTTATACTAAGAAAAAACTGACAGAAGTTATAGACTATGAACCTCGCATTGGTGTGATGGGTAAAACCGGCGTAGGTAAGTCGTCATTATGTAATGCAATATTCCAACAAGACATCTGTGAAGTTAGTCATGTTGAGGCTTGTACAAGAAAGCCTCATAAGTTAAATATTGATTTAGGTGGAAGAAACCTTATTCTCATTGATTTGCCTGGTGTTGGTGAAAGTGAAGAAAGGGATATCGAATATAAGACTCTTTATGAAGAAATAATACCAACACTCGATCTGATTTTATGGGTTATCAAAGCTGACGACAGAGCACTCGGTCCTGATGAAAGCTTTTATAAAAATGTTATTAAGCCACTAAAAGCTGAAGATAGAATCTTATTCGTTCTAAACCAAGCTGATAATATTCACCCGAAAAAGGAATGGGATGATTTTAATAATCGCCCTTCTGCTGCACAAATAGGAAATCTTGAGCGTAAAGAGATTGATGTTTACAATCGCTTGTTTGAAAATAACAATGGATGTGTTGCGGTATCGGCTGAGTTAAAATACAACATTAGTAATCTTGTCAAGAAAATGGTTTTAAGATTGCCAAAACAATCTAAAGCTGCGGTGTATAGTAATCTTCGTGAAGAAAATAAAACTGAAGAGGTTAAGCAAGAATCAAAAAAGGGTTTTACCGAAGCGATAAAAGACGTTCTTGACTCCGTTATAGATAATGCACCTGTTCCAAAGATTGTTAGAGAGCCTCTCAAAAAGGTCAAGGACTATGTTGTAGATAAGATCTCAAGCTTCTTTGATTCGTGGTTTTGATTCTCTTTGAGATAATTTTTTAATTCATTGATAATTAGTTAATTATTCCCCTGAACAGTACCAAATAACAAACCCCGAATTGACGGACGGTACTGAACAGGGGATCTATAGTGTACCGTTAAGTACTAACAGATTTCAATTACATAATAGATGAATTACAAGTGAATAAAACTAATAAAATTCTAATCCTTTCGGTAAGTGCCTTATGCATCATTGGTACTTTAGTGTTGCTTAAAGCCGTGTTTAATGATGGTGGGAAGATGCTCACTGACTGGATCAGTGCATTGTCAAACGCTCTTATGGCAGGAGCTGCCGTTTACGCGGCTTCAAAGGCTAAGGACTGGCTATCTCCAAAATTGAATGAGAGAAAATTCAAATTTGCAGATGAATTAGTTGATCACTTTTGCAAATTACAAGAAGAAGCATTTTATCTGCATAGTGATGCAAAACAAACCATCAATACTGATCCTGAAGATCAAGGCGATGATAAATCATTCAATATTCACTGGAATGCAATATATAAAAAGAGTATTGAGTACAGGAAGAATGCTATAAACCTGCGTACTACATTAGAACGCATGGATTTATGGGGGTTAGAACCAAAAAATAAAAATGACTTTACGGCAATTATAGAGGCACATTTGACATTATCCTATATTATAGCTGATGCATTATCTGTAGGTTCAGATGAGAAACATTTAAGAATGAGAAATTGTTTTGAATATGATCGACAGATAAGCGAAAAGTATAAATCTGTTCGTGCCTCTCACAATAAAATCATGAAACACTATAGTAAGTTATTTGTTGACTAAGGATTTCTTATGGCCTGGTATGATATTACTGGTACGGTATCCGATTGGATTATGGCAGGGGTAGCTGTTTACGCTGCTGCAAATGCAAATCAATGGTTTTCACAGAGATCACATACTAAAGGATTCGATAAAGCTGAAGAACTTTTAGCCAACATTGACGAGCAATACGGAAAATTAAAAAACTACACCTGCCAACTTCATGGTGTTCTCGAATATTTAAATGCCGTTAATGATAAAATTACTTATGTTGATGCAAATAAATCCCATGAATTTGAGTTGTTGATTCTTACTCACAAGTTTGACATTCAAAAAATAGACGATTTAAATGAAAATTTAGAAATGCTTGAACGATGGTCATTGCAAATAATTAACAAAGAGTTGATGCAGGGAATAATAAAGAAATTACGCGATACGAGTGTTTCTGCATATAATTCCTCGTCGTTGGCAAAAGGATGTATGTATAATGCAGAATGTATTGGTATGGATGAGTTTCGAGAAACGTTAACTTACTTTAAAGCTCACTATGAAGAATATTTGAAAGATTTGGCTGAATCTGAACAAAAGTACCTTAATTTTAAAAAATCAAAATTCGTTGATTTATTTCAAGTTAAATGA